CGGTGCATTTACCCTCCATTATTCTATCGTAATGCTTGCGGTGTTTATCTTCTAGAAGCAGCTCGAAAACTAGATGACATATGGAGCCTCGTATAGCGCCATCATTCGTCTTGTCGGGAAGATTTAAGTGGTACTTGCCGTAGTAAAGCCACGAACAAGTTTCCAACGTTTTCATCCGTGATGCCGAGATGTATTTTCCTTTACCCATGCTTGTATTTCCTTTGTGCTCATGTCTCCGAAGTCATTCTTGGTTGGTAGTTTTACTTCCACCTGATTCGGATCAAAATGATTTAATAGTTTCTGTCTCACTTTTTTAGAGGCCAAATTACCTCTGCTGTTTTTATTAGAGTCATTGTTAAAAGATATATAAATCTTACTCAGGTCAAACCTTAAAAGCACGCCCATTATGGACGAACTAATATCTAAACCAAAAGTGACTATTGAATTTTTGTAACCAGCCTCCCATAAAGATAGCATATCCCCTATGCTTTCGACAAGGAAAACTTCTTTTTTTTCTAAAATTATCTCGTGATTTAAAAACAGTGGGTATTTCCACGCGTACTTGTCACCTATATGCTTCCACTTGGGGATACTGTCATACTTTATGGGTAGCGTGTAGCGTCCTGAGACGCCTACTAGACGATCTTTGGCGTCGAATATGGGGAAGACATAGCGATTTTTCATCTTGCCTTCTCCTATGATTCCGCCTCGGAATTGACTAATAGTGTCTTCAGAAACGCCCCTGCCATGCCAATAAGCGTGATTGGATACCAACTTACTCAAGCAGCTTTTATTGAAGATTTTAGGAGACTTTATCTCTGGCTTTATGATTGTAACTTTTGTTTCTCCGCTTGACTGACCTTTGGATGAGACCCACTTTTGAGCTTCATCAATAGATTTCATTCTAAGCGTGAGCTTGACTAAGTCTTCGAAACTGCCTGAGATATTCTCCGCAAAATCAACGAACCTCCCCGTGCTTTTGTCGATGCGCAGAACGGTATTGTTATCGGACTCCCTGTATATAGGGCGCGTGCGATACTCTTTCGGATACTCGGATATATTAGAGTACCCAAGTTCGTACAACATTTCTTTTATGTCCGTCACAATACTGAGTCAGCAGGGTTTTCTGTGCTACCGCCTTCTAGCTCGTAGGATTCTCTGGCTCTTTCGCATATGTGCCTCAATGAGCCTCTCTCTTCGATATTAAAGTTATGAATATCGAAGTTAAGATAATTCATTTGATACTTTTCTGATCCGTCAGGAAACACTCTCTGCAAAAAGTCTTGATGACCCATAGCGTCTTTACCTTGGAATCTAGTTTTCACAGGAATTAACTTGTGAGTACCAAAGTCTTCGCTATCTAACGCTATTTCGTCCAAGGTTTTACGCCTGAAAATACCTACGAAAGCCGCGAACCATTGCAGCCTATCGGACAGGGAGATTGCAGAGCTATCATCTACCAAGTTTGATGAATTTCTGTTTCTGTTTTCTCCGCTCCTGTTTAGCTGCATGGCTGTAAGCAGGGGCGCGTTAACTTCTTCAGCTACCTCTTTAAGCTTTTGGATTTTATCTCCAATAGCTTGGTACTCAGCCCAGTTTTGTCCGACTTTTTCACCAGTTAGCTTTACATAATCGTAAGCAATCAAGCATTTATTGCCCCTACCTACCTCGTTGTAGTACCAACGTCTGATCATCGAACAAATTTGATCTACGTTTTTATTACCAGCGTGATAATGGTAGAAGTCTCTGTTCTGTCTGATTCTATCTTCTGCTTTTCTTACTTGGTCGTAGTAGTCTGGATTCTTTCTCCAGTTTCCAGTTTCTAAATACCAAGTAGGCACAGATGTTAGCGAAGAGAGTAATCTAAATTTAATTTCTTTCGTTAACATTTCCGTGTCTAGAAGCAGAGCTTTGATGCCTGACTGCTCGGCAACTTTAAAACATACGTCGTTGAGCCACGTACTTTTACCTTCGCCCGGTCTTGAGGCAATAGCGTAAACGTGCCCTGACCTGAAGCCACCGTACATCCTATTAAACTCAGGATAGGGACTTGCAAAGCCGAACTCGTCTTCGGGACTGTTACCAGTCTCTTCTAGAAGCTCCATCAATCCGTCTGTCAGCTTTTCAGGTTTTTCCTCGCTGCCGTACTGTTGGATTTTATCGTTGTAAATGGAGTCGCAAGCGGAAACTATTTCGTCGATTCCTTTCTCTCCTGCTTGCTTTACTTCGTCTTTGATCTTTTCTGCTGTCGCAGCTATCTCTCGTCTTACTCTGTATTTTACTAATTCTTTACAGGCTTCGAGTGTTGCACTTTTTGTGATTTGCGTGAATGAGAGGTTCTCAATATAATCATAGATGTTAATGTCGTCTTTAAAAGAAACTCCGAGCTCTTTAATTTGATTTGCTAAAAGAACTTTGTCGATTTTCTTTTGATTGTATACGCAGTTTTTGATTACGCTGAAAATTGTATAGTGGACGTCATTGAAAAAATCTTTCTCACTAACAAATGCGTCGATCTCTGCGAAAACATCTTGATGTCTGATTAACCCCCCAAGCACATGTCGTTCTATTTGTAGGGAATATAAGCCATTCATGTGTTAAATAATAACACAGTCTTGGAGATAGATCAAGCTCTAAATTTCATCTAAATCGTCACCCTCTTCTGCGGGTGGCTCTTGACCTTGAGCTATGTTCAAGCTCATTTGCTCTACGGTTACTAGCTCTACGGCTTTGAGCCAGTTTTGGCAGTAATACTGAAGGGCCATAGCCTCGGCGTGAGTGTCAAAATTGCTGTGCATTTCTGGCATTCCGTTTTCGTCGAAGTTAAACAATAAAAACCCGCCTCCTGAGTGGTCGTTTAATTGTCTAAGCAGTGGCTTCGTAATGATTTTGGGGTGATTATCGCTCATGTTTTAAATTACACTAATGATATATTATAAGTTTTTTCTATGAATTGTCTTGATAAATTATCAATGTCCTTATCATAAATTTCGATAAATATAAAATTGTTTTTTTCTAACCACTCTGCTTTTTGAGCATCTCGCTTGATCGAGGCAAGATATTTAGCTCTAGAATTGCCGTGGAAAAATTTGTTAAAGCTTTCGTGCTGTGGACCATGAACTTCTACGGCCATTTTCTTTGTCATATTAATAAAGTCTACCTTTAGGCGAGTTCCATATACAGGAAACTCTTCGTAGACAATATGGTTTTGCCAGTAACCTTTTAAAAATTGCTTCACGTTGAATTGCAGCTTGGACTTCGACTTCTTCTCCCAATCAATCAGGTACTTAGAAACCATTCTGCTTCGTGGTCTGCCATGTATGTCAAATAGTTTCATGTTAAATTGGTGGAGGCGGCGGGGGTCGAACCCGCGTCTTTAGAGCCATAGGCTAAAACCACTACAAGCTTAGTCAGTGTTAGTTTTCGCGCTTCGTCACTGACAACTACACACGAGGTTGGAGGCACTTTATTTATCCTAGACTCCTCACCCTTCCTAGTTTTTTTTGCTCGCTATCGACGCCCTATCCTCTTAACGAGCATCCGAGGTAGGACGGGGCGGAACTTAAGCCGCCATCAAGAGTTCCTCTTCTTCGACATAACCGAACTTGGCGAGAATCTCGTCAGCCTCAGCTACGGAAGGAGCGAACTCCACATCAACAATATTATCGGCAGTTGAACTTCCTAGATAGATGATTAAGGAGGCCCACTATCATCCTCCGCTTGCGGTTCTGCGTCAGGACACTAAATCGAATCCATAACGCCCCCAAAATTAAATTCGAACTTGGCAACCGATCTTGCTTCTGTATCCGCCGTCTCTCGACTAAGCTTTTGTTCGCGCCACTAGTAGGCGGAACGTGTACTAAAAATTACCAAGTTCTAAATATTATTACGCTTTTTTTAACATATTACGAAATTTATTTAATTCCAAGTTTCTTTTTTGTTTCTCTTGCTAAATCATTGTCGGCCCAAACACCACCGAGTTCGGGGATGTATTTGTTCTTTTTTTCCATATTTTCTTTAGCTGTAATTACCCTCATATTATCTTGATGGTGCGCTCCCCCAA